TCTTCAACACGTTCAAGACCACTTTCAAGCGATTTTGAACGATGGTGATATTGTTGTTAACTATAATAAAAAACTAAAACGTTAATATGGCAGAAGAAACCACTAATACGGAATCTGCGAATCCAGAAGAAGCATTTTTAAGTGTCTTGCAGGGTAATCAAGATGCTGAACCAGTAGCCGAAGAGACTGCAGACGCAGTTGAAGCGGAAAGTTTAGAAGAAGAGACTGAAGAAATCGAAGCAGATCAATCAGAAGTCTCTGACGAAGTAGAAGTTGTTGAAGAAGAAGCAGTTACTAGATACGTCTTACCCGTTGGTGAAAATGGAGAAGACGTAGAAGTAGATGCGTCAGAAATTAACAACTATCTACTCCGTCAACAAGACTACACCAAAAAGACTCAAACGTTAGCTGAACAACGAAAAGCATTAGAAGCAGAACGGAACTCTATTAGAGCAATCCAGCAACTAGGGCAGGAGTTAAAAGGCGAGTTTGAAGCGTTGCGGGAAACCGAAGACAGTCAACCGAATCAAGAGTATTGGAACCAACTTAAAGTTGACAATCCGATGCAATATATGATCGAGAGACAGGAGTACCAAGATCGTTTAAGGGAACGTGACCAGAAGATGAAGAAGTTGCAATATCTGCAACATCAAATGGAGGAACAACGTCAGTTGGAATTCCAGCAAAATCTGGTAAACGAGCAAGACAAACTAAGTCAAGCAATTCCAGAGTGGGATGACCCCGAAGTAGCCACAAGAGAACGTCAAGCGTTACGTCTTTATGGTATTTCGCAGGGTTATCAAGAGAACGAAATGGCTTCTGTTTATGATCATCGTGCGGTTTCTGTTTTAAGGAAAGCTATGCTTTGGGACAACCTTCAATCGAAAAGAGCAGGGATAAAGACCAAAGTATTACAAAAACCCGCAGTTGGAGGGAATGTTAGTTTAAACACTCCGTCCAGAAAACTTACTGATTTAACCAAAGCCAAAAGGCAATTAAATAAAACGGGTAGTAATGACGATGCTACTAGAGCATTTGAAGCATTACTAAATAGCTAATTGAAAGGAAACTATGGCTATTAGTGTAACCGCCTCTCACGTTGCTGAAAGTTACGATTCTGGCAATATGAAGGCTGATGTCAGCGACATTATTTTTAATATTGACCCCAGCGAAACTCCCCTGCTTTCTAATATGGGAACAAGGGACGTTGCTAATACCACTTTTGAGTGGAATGTGGAAGACCTTCCCTCAAGTGGTGTAACCAATAAAAAGAAGGAAGGTGCAGACTTTACTTCTGAAGCAGTAACACAAGTTACTCGCAAAACTAACGTTACTCAAATCTCATCCCGTAACGCAACAGTAACGGGTACGATGACTGCAGTTTCGCAGTATGGGAAACAGTCTGAAATGGCTCATCAGATGATGTTAGTTTCAAAAGCGTTGAAGCTTGATATCGATAAAGCTATTGGATCGCATAACAAGCAAGAAGCGGGTGCTGGTGACCAAGCATCTAGTTCAGAACGTCAGACTCAATCACTTACTCACCAGATTTCTAGGGGGAATAATGTGGTTGTAAAAGATTCTGGTGGAACTACCGTTCCGTCTTCAGATACGGGTGCATATACGGAAGGATCTGGTGCAGAATCCCTTACAGAGACTTTCTTTGTAGACGTTGCAGAGAAAATCTATGAGAACGGGGGTAAGCTTGATTCCGTTATTTGTACTCCTGCAGTTAAGCGAGAAATTTCGGACTTTACTGGTAGGGGAGGAACACAAGTAATTGTTGATGAAACTAAAGTGACATCAAACGTTACTCTTTTTGCATCTGATTTCGGAAACGTTAAGGTAATGATTTCCAGAAATTTAGATACATACGGTTCATCTGGGGCAGGAGGTTGTGACTTGCTTTTCGTAGATTTTAGTATGGCAAAAGTGGCGTTTTTACGTCCTTTCACCAGACAAAATATTGCGAAACAGGGTGACTCTGACTCTGAACAGATTTTGGCAGAATGGGGCGTTCAGTTAAGTAATCCCGATAGTGCAGGGGTTCGTCACAATTTGTCAAACACCTATAGTTAATAACTAATCGGGCGGGGCATCATACCCCGCCCATATTTCTTCTAATAATTATAGAACCGTATCCTATTAGTTTAGGGTAGGGTTGTGCAATTATGTCAGCAAAAGTTATCTACGATCATAGGGGGAATGTTGTGTCCTCTTATGTTAAAGATCCAGACGGTAGAGTAGGATGGATCAAACGTCAAAATCTCGCACCACTTGTTGAAGGACTACACTACGCTAGGGAGTATGGTGTACGCAATAAAAAGGAGGTGTTTAGACCAATCGCAGAAATACCAGAAGCCGTAGTGGATGATATGATGCGTAGTGGCAGATTTTTTGACCCTAAAGAACTAAAAAAGTGGGCAAACGATCCACATAATAAAAAACTTAGATACACCAACGGACGGTATTAATGAACGAAAGAATACAAGCCGAAATTGATAAGATGTTGGATGGTGAATACCCAGACATCTCCGTTATGACTAAATACTCAAACTCCGTAAGAGGTGGAGTTGGGTCTTTTATGATAATGGCACAAATTGCTCAACGAGCCGTTGAGAGAAAAGGCAAGAAGAAAGCAACTCCTAAAGCAGAGGAGTAAACGTTGGCAATCACTAATTTTAGTGAATTAAAGACGGGAATCGCCAATTGGTTGAATCGGTCTGATTTAACGGATCGCATACCAGAGTTTATTGACTTATGCGAAACCGAATTGGACCGTCAACTAAGGACAACGGATCAACTGACTCGATCCACCACACCTATAACGGGTCAGTATGCGTCTTTACCAACTGATTTCCTGCAGATTAGAAACATACAGTTAGATACGTCTCCTGTTAAGCGTCTTCAGTATTTAACGCCAGACCGATTGGATGACGAAAGACGGACCACTTACCGTTCTTCTGGCGAACCCGTTTATTACTCGATATTGGGCAACAATATGGAGTTTGCGCCCACACCAGACGCAACCTACACACTTCAAATTGCATACTACGCCAGACTATCAAAATTATCAGACTCCAATACCACAAATTTCCTAATTACAAATCATCCAGATATCTATCTGTACGGGTCTTTAAAACACGCAGAACCCTTTCTTATGAATGACGAAAGAATCGTTGTCTGGGGAACGTTATATGAACGTGCGTTGGAGCAATTAAGACTACAAGAAGAAGCACAAAAGTCTGGTGACGGGATGATGCAGATGAAACCGAAATATAGGCTGGATACGGGTGCGTGGAGATGAGTTACACAAGCCTATCCGATCCTAACAATACTTACTCTGGGACTTCAGTAAGTAGACAAAATACTTATGGTACGGGCTACTATCAGCAATTTCCTTATGGCGAAGGATATGTCGATTTAAGTGTTTCTTCGTCAAGTTATACCAATCAAACGGTAACAACGAATACCTACACCAATCTAACGGTTTCTAGTAATACTTATACGGAACAATAATGGCTAATACATTCACCACAAATTACTCACTAACAAAAAGTGAAGTTGGGGCCAATAATGATAATTGGGGTACAGATTTAAACAACGCATTAGATTCAGTTGACGGGCAAATAGTTCGCAAAGTTGACAAGACGGATTTAGTCACCCAAACCTCAAATAAAATTGCGTTTAGTGGTAATTCTCTTGTGGGTAATTCTTCATCTGCTTCTACAATTTTTCAGAATTTTCAAGCGGGTGATATTATAAGTATTGCTGGTTCTTCTAACTCTGGGAATAACGGTAATCATACAATTAGCTCAAAAACAAATGCTTATACATTAGTGACGAGTACAACGTTTACGAATGAGCCAGAAGGGGCAACTTTAAGTTACCATTTGGTTCCTAAGTATTCAGAAGTTGATATAGACGGAGGTACTATTGACGGGGCAACTATTGGTGGAGCAACTATAGCAACGTCTGATATTACCGTTGGTGCTGGGAAAACACTTAATGTTACAGATGGTACTTTAACATTAGGAAATAACAAAATTACAACGGCATCCATTATTGACGATAATGTAACTTACGCAAAAATACAGAATGTAAGTGCAGATGAAAGAATCTTAGGAAGAGTTTCTGGTGCAGACGGGCCAATTGAAGAACTTACACAAGCACAAGTAAAAACTTTTATTGGCAACGCAACTACAAGCGCAAGTGGGTTGATGAGTGGTAGCGACAAGACTGCAGTAGACGGGCAGGGTATGCGTCACTTACTTAATGTTTCTGCAGATAACTCAAGTACCACTTTAGACATAAATCTATCTAGTTATTCTTATGACCACTACAAAATAATTATAAAGCATCTTGCCCCTGCTACGGACAATGCAAGTTTTGATATAATTTTAGGGACAAGTAGTAGTAGCTTTGCAACAACAAGTAGTTATTTTATGGTGGGTAGAGCCTTATATTGGAATTCTAATGGGCTTAACGGAGATGGTAGATATAACAAGACCGATGTTATAGCCGACTTAACAACCATAGGTTCTAATTCTGCAGGGGGTGCTCATGGAGAATTAAATCTTTTTGACTTACATAGCACATCCTATTACACAACGGCTGAATTTACTGCTACGGAATATGATGTAACAGATGGTGATATTAACCGAATAAATCAATCTTGTGCAAGAACTTCAGCAACTAATGACGCTTATGTAAGAATTATTTGTAATTCGGGAAATATAAAACAAGGGAAAGTTTCTGTATACGCAATACTAAATTAATTAAATGGCAGACTCATCCACAACCAAACTTAGTTTAACCCTACCAGAAGTTGACGTTTCTACTACTTGGGCAACGTCAATAAACAACAACTTCACAACGTTAGATGACTCCGTTTTATTAACTAATACCCAAACATTAGAAAATAAAACTCTTACTGATTGTGATGCGACTACGCAAGCTACGGGCAATAACTCGACAAAAATTGCGACAACTGCATTTGTTAAAGCTGAATTGGCTTTGCAGGACGCACTCTCAGAGTTATTGGATGTCGATGTTTCTAGTGCTAACAATAATGATGTTCTTGCTTACAATAGCTCAAATCAAAAATTTGTAAACAAAACGGCAAGTAATGCGGGTCTTCAGCCAACAATTGCAGACGGTGACTTAACAATAGCAAAAACTAACGGTCTGCAGAGTGCTTTAGATGCCAAATTAGATAGTTCCGCACACACTAAAGCGTCACTAGATGTTGATCACTTAATTACACTTTCGGGGGTAACGGATGCTTCTGACGATTTAGGTACGTTTACGGGGTCTACAATTGCAGACTCTTCAACAATAAAAGCGTCACTTCAATCTTTAGAGACTGCAGTAGAAACCAAACAAGATACCATTAGTTCGTCAGCAAGAATTAACGCAGATTTGATACACGATGGTTCAATTAGTAATACAGAATTTGGTCACTTAAACGGGGTTACTTCTAACATCCAAACACAAATTAATTCGTTGTCTGGTTCTACAGTAACCGAAGCAGATATTGTTGCTCTTTCAATTGCTCTTGGCTAGTTATGGCAAATACTTTTAAGGTTGTAACAAAAAGCGGGGTGTCCGCTTCAAGCGGATCACCTACAACGATTTATACTGCGCCTAATTCACCGTCTACAACTTCAATAGTTCTTGCTTTATTAGTCGCTAATAAGCACACAACATCAATTAAAGCAACGGTACAGATAGAATCAGATACGGCATCTGGTACTACGGGAGGGGGCGCAAATAACGCTACGGTAAACGTGATTAAAGACGTTTCTATAGAAGAAGAAACCAGCCTAGAGATAATGAGTGGGCAGAAGTATGTTTTAATGCCTACAGACGCTTTAAAGATTTATGCGGATAACGCAAATCTAGACGTTACATTTAGCTATATGGAGATTACTGCATAATGCCATTTATCGGAAAACAATCCACATCCAATTCTCAGATTACTAATTACACCACAACGGTTGGTTCTGGTGGGCAGACTAATTTTACAGTAATTATCGAAGGAGGGGATGAGACACACGTTTATTTGAATGGTGTTCTGCTTAAAGAAACAACAGATTACACCGTTAGTTCCACACAAGTTTCTTTGGTTAGTCCTGCAGTAGAAAACGATATTGTTGAGATTAAAGTTTTTAGAAGTTTTGCATTAGTGGATGCAGTAAAAGCAACGGGTGGGACTATGACAGGAGAACTTGAAGTTCCTACTGTTAAACTAAGTTCAAATGTTATTAAAGCTAGTGATGGTGGGTCAACAATTACTTTAGACACTTCTGATAATGTTACTTTAGCAGGGAATTTAAAGGTAAAAGATGGTGGAACTATCGGTTCTGCTAGTGATGCAGACGCAATAACTATTAGTTCTTCTGGTGCAGTAACACTAAGTTCTGATTTCGTTCCTGCAACTCCGTTAAGTCACAGAAATATGATAATTAATGGGGCAATGGAAGTGTCACAAAGAGGAACTTCTTTTACCACAGGTAGTGGATATGGTGACTACACATTAGATCGGTTTGCATCTGCTCATACACAGACAGGCAAATTTACAATCGATCAAGTAGAGGACGGTCCTACTGGTTTTAAAAATTCACTAAAAGTAACTTCTTCTTCAGCGTATTCAGTTGGTGCTAGTGAAGATTTTTTGATCAGACACAAAATCGAAGGAAAAAATTGTATACCTTTTGAACAGGGTACATCAAATGCAAAAACTGTTACTTTAAGTTTTTATGTTAAATCTTCTTTGACAGGAACATTTGCAGTATCATTTCAAAATAGTGCAGGAAATAGACACTATATTGCAACTTATACAATTTCTAGCGCAAACACTTGGGAAAGAAAAACAATTAGTTTAACTTTAGATACTTCAGGAACATGGTTGACAACAACTGGCATTGGACTAACCATAGCATTTTCTCTTGGTGTAGGTTCAAACCTTGACGGGACTGCGGGTTCTTGGGCCGATGGTAATAAGCTGTCTACAAGTAGTTCTGTCGATTTAATATCAACTAATGGAGCTACTTGGTTTTTAACAGGCGTCCAATTAGAACTTGGCAGTGTAGCAACTCCGTTTGAACACAAAAGTTATGCCGAAGAGTTAAGAAGGTGTGAACGATACTATCATGTAATTTCTGAAACAAACACTAATGGAAAGTACATAGGAATGGGGTGGAGTTACTCAGCTAATTATTTCACTTGGACTTATGATATTCCTTTAGTAATGAGATCAGCACCAGTAGTAAAAAATTCAACAGGTAGTGCCTTTTATTATAACTATCATACTGGTAGTGGTATTAATTACACAACTGTTCCTGCTGGTACAAGAACTAATAGATGTGTAACTTTTGACTTTAATTCAAATGGTAATTATACGGCAGGTAATGCAGGTGGAATGTATATAGCTCATGCTGATGCGTATATTCATTTAGACTCGGAGTTATAATAACATGGCAATAACTTACAAATATCATAAAAACCCTTTGAATGGGGAAAATTGTGCAATTATTTTCTTGAATGAAGAAGGTACTGAATCAACATCTGCACCAATAGATCCAGAAAACACTACCTACGCAGAAATTATGAGACAAGTAGAAGCAGGGGAACTAACAATAGAACCAGCGGATGAATTATGAGTAGATCCAGAGACTTAGGCGATGTAGGTTCTAAGGCTAATTTTTTAGATAATGTATCTACTGATTTAGGTGATTATTCGGGTCAAAGTATACCGCATATAGTCCCTAGATACTTACATCCTGCGATTGAAGGTAAGTCTTATGCTGGTGTAGATTTAAAGTCATTAGTAACTGCAGGAAATTATGTTTGGGGTGACGTTTATTCTGGTGATAATCGAAGGTACTTTTATACCGATATTAAAGGTAGTCGTAAAATCTTGGATGCTAGAATAGGCGCACACTTTGGCTCTCAACGGCACAAGTTTAAGAGCAAACAATTGCTAGAACAAGAGACTGCAACTCATGGTGAAAATGTTTATTCGGTTGACGGTAGGGATTGGGTTAGGGTTGTTGGTCCTGATTGGACTGAACAAAATGATACTTGGGGTACTGGTTGGTACTCGCCAAACAATGCCACAACTAATTCCCATTTTTTTGAAATAGTCGGTTATTTTTCAGATGCAAATATTTCAGGGTATGCGTCAACAACTAGAGATGTAAGTGTCACAGTTGATGGTGGAACTCCGACAACGAATACTGGGTTAACAGCTTCTGTTGGCACTCCTTTAGATCATAGATATGTTGATGCAGGAAGCTCAATAAATTTAGGATTAAATCAAACTTTAGGTATACACACTTTAAAAATAGGAAATGTAAATGGCGATTATTGTGGTGTACTTTTTAACGTAGAACTAATCGCCCAAGACACCTCAAACCGCAACAACATACAGATCCCTAGTCAGAATGTGGTGAGTTATGGGAAGAAGTTTACTGTAAGTGCAGAAGGCAATTCTGGTCATCACTTTAACCCCTTTAACAACCAAGCAATTGGTAATACGACAAGCCATGGAAAGAACACAACTGGCTGGACTTCATACGATTCCACATTAGACACAGCAACATCATTAGGTTTGGATGCTTGGGTAGACTCAGGTAACTACTATAGACCAGTTAATGGTGGACGAATTGTTAAATGGGTGGACTCTAGTGGAAACATTAAGACATCCGTAAACATGATGCCTCCGGCTGGGAGACATATAAGCGGAGGAGGTAATAACGGCCTTCCAACTGGAACATCTTGGCTTACATCATATCAGCCATCATTTATGGCTGGGGCGATAGACCACTCACAGGCAGAAGTAGCAAAAACTTTCAATTGGCGAGAGTTTGGAAATGGCAATGCCAACGCTGGTCCAGTAACAGGTTCAACAGGAGGAAGTTATAAAGACTTTAGTATGCTATATGAATTTACCGCAACCAATTGTGCATTTGTTATGGACGATGGTCTTACAAGTTTAACTGGTAATGATGTTCATATTGATACTAAAGATGTTCATGGTGATGCAAATGGAGATGGTTTTTATTTTACCTTTATTGGTACTGGGATTACCTTAATGAACAAAGAAAGTAGTGCTGGTACTGACCATTTGGTTCAAAATTTACCTTATGGAGCTCATATTGTTAAATATTTTAGAAGTTCTGGTGCTGATCCGACTTTAGTGGTAGATGGCGTAACTATTACTTGTGCAACAGGTACTTATTCTTCACTTAATGAATTAACCTTCTACCAACCCAAGAAACCACCAATCCCTGAAGAAGCTGTAGTGTTATGTGACTATATGCTGATGGCAGATTTTGTTCCGCAAACAGCACATGGAGGTCAATATATTTCTAAGGGTACTAGAATGTGTACTAATGCCAGAGATATATTTGTAGATAGGTCATCTGGTGCTGTTACTTTTAACCAAGATCCTGGATCAGTTTCAACAGGATTTAGGGTATATCCAAGCACAAATGCTGGCTCTAATACAGAATTTAAAGTTAGACTTCCTGCGTTTGCCACAAACTATGTGGTAAGAGGAAGGTATATGAATGACAGGGCTTTACTTTATATTGGGAATTCTACAACTACTTCTACATACGACAATAACGATGCTTATGGTAGTTATGCCCATTTAACAAATGATGAAAATTTAGGTATTCAAAATTGGGGAATGAACAGTAAATCAGGCAAACAAGCAATATTGGAGGCTTTTTGTTTTGCCACCCCAACCCACACTTCGTCACATTACCAATCCTTTGAAACCCCATTCCTTCATGAGTTAGTTGGTGGTGACAGAAACATGGAACAGACGAATTTAGTTTGTAGTCCAGATGGTAAAACTTGGGACCAATTAACAAGGGACACGACTTACTTAGGAGACGCTGTTTTACAAATAACAGAAGCAGGTGATGCTTACGCAGATAATACGACTGTTATTTTTACTGATATAAGAGGAACAGTAGGCAATAGAGCAATGTTCAATAAAAAACACTTTGCAATAGCTTACGATAGACAAATTTGCTTAATATCTGGGACATACGTTATTAGTCCTATGAGTATGACTGGTAGTAATAATACTGGTGGTCATGTCGCAAGAATATATTTAAATGGTTCACACGTTGTTTCAGGATATGGCACATTAAGCGGTTATTCTACAGCAACAAATCAAGTAGAATTGTATTTAAACAGAGGTGATTATATACAGATAAAAGGTTTATGGCACGCAAACAGTGCAGTTAGTTCTTATAGAATCACTAAAGTAAGGAAAGATTAAAAATGTTTATAGCTGTAATGGATAAAAAAGTAATAGCTATTCACGAATTACAATGGCAATGCAGAAGACACGCTAAAGGCTTAGATAAATCCGCTTACTGGAAGTGGCTAGAAACTGTAACTTCTGAAGATGAAAACGGACATAAAACCTACGATTTTAGTGGTGAAGATTACGAGATAGTTGAAACAGATTCACCCCTTAGTTTTGAGTCAACGGATGATGAAGGTAACGCTATTACAATACCTTTTACCCAAAGTGGTCACATACACTCAGAGATCGACACAGGGGAACACTACCACTTAACGTGGGACGGATCTGCGATCCTGAAAGACGATACTGCATTAACCGAATGTCAAACTGCAGAGAAGTGGAAACGCATTCGTGCGGATCGGAATCGTAGGTTAGCTGAAACTGATTATCTTGCGTTGTCAGATCAGACATTAAGTACAGAGATGAGTACCTATAGACAGGCTCTTAGGAACGTACCAGCACAGGAAGACCCAGACAATATAACTTGGCCTGACAAACCCTAATGAACCCAGCCGATCATCTATATTTCACCGGAAAGCCTATGCCAATTGAACCATCAATGTTAGACACAGTAATCCAATTAGTTGAGAGGCTGGGGGTTAGTATAGCCGTAGTGATAATGGCATTTTATTATATTGTTTTCCTTACCAAACAGGCAGCAAAAGAAAGGGAAGGATGGCAACAGCGTGACCAGGAGTCTGATGCACGTTTAATGAAATTAGTTGAGTCATCTAGTGATGCTATGATTCATGTTAAAAATGCATTAGATCAGAATACGCAAGCAATGCGTGAACTACTTTATAGGCAGAAATAATGGAAACAATCACTGAGAAGAAAACAGTAAAAAACGGAGACACTAAAGTGCATATGACTGTTGGAGAAAAAATACAGGTTACTCGTTTTTGGGCGAGGTTTGTTATAGCACTTTCTACATTAGGTATTTTTATTTATGTAGTACACATGATGTTAGTTGCTAGAGAGGAACTGGCAACTAGTAGCAAGGATTTATTGAACATTTTGATAGGCTCGTTCATCCCAATTCTGGCTGGTATTTCAAAGTTTTACTTTGAGTCAGGAAGTGGTGATGTACCGGAAGAAACTAAACCTAGTGGACCAACTAACTTTGAGCAAAAAGTAGAGTTGTCTGCTCCTAATCAAGCGTAGAGGAATTAATGATTGAAGCACTCTTATTAAACACGATAAAATCCTTGATTGTAAGCAACGTGCAGTCCTTGGCTGCAGACCATGTAGAAGAGGCCATAAACTCCAACTTTAGTGAGGACCAAAAGGCTGCTCTGGACTCAGTTGTCGATTCGATGCCAGACAATGATTTCAAATCTTTCGCTCAAATGATTAAGTAGGAAGGAGGTGACATGGGGATGGTAAATAACGTAGCCGGTCCTGCAATGGATATGATGAGCGCGAGAAGGGTAATGGCTCAACAGCCATCCCCAAGTGGCCCAGTAGCACAACCGGCTCCTGACCCTCAAGGAGGTATGGGGCAACAAATGAGACAGATGGATATGCCGAGTCCTGGTCAAGGACAACTAATGAACGCTGGACCAAACTCGATTCAGTCACAACCCCAAGCTGGAGTTGGCATGGCTAGGATGATGGGTGGACAGGCTCCGCAAATGGGGCAATATGGTCAGATGGGCCAGCGCGGTCAGATGGGTGGCTTTGGAATGCAACAACCAATGAGACCTCAATTCGGAGGAGGTTTCATGGGAGGTATGTACCAACCTAGACCTCAAATGTTTGGAGGAGGAGGTTTTGGCATGAACCCATTCGGAGGAATGGGGATGCAAGGTATGGGTATGAGAGGAATGGGAATGGGTATGGGAGGAATGGGAGGATATGGAATGTCTCCCATGATGAGCCGAGGCTTTGGTATGGGTATGGGCGGTATGCAGAACCCTTACGGTATGATGGGACAACAACCTATGATGCGACAACAGCAAGGCTTCATGGGCGGTATGTACAACCAAGGGATGAACGCTGCTCGACAAATGCCTCAAGCTAGGATGGGGCAAATGATGAATGCTCCTATGGACACAAGCATGGCCCAACAGAGAGGTATAGCACAACAGGGATTAGGACAGGCTAACCAAAACGCCCAAGCAAATGCTATGTCAATGGATATGGCAAGAAGGGCATTAGGAGGATTCTAATGCTTAGACTGTCTAAAAACTTCAGCCTAAGAGAGTTTACTAGAAGCCAAACGGCTTTGCGATTAGGTATCGATAACGAACCGGATCGTGAGCAATTAGTAAACCTTACAGCACTGGCTAATATGTGCTTACAACCAATCCGTGAAAAACACGGATTGGTCACCATTAACTCTGGACTAAGAGTACTGGAACTTAATCGTGCGATAGGAAGCGGAGATAATTCAGGCCATGTGCGTGGATTTTGTGCCGATATCGAATGCCCATCTATAAGTAATTATGAGCTATCTAAATGGATTTCCGAGAATCTCGATTTTGATCAACTTATCCTTGAGTACCCAGGTCCAGACCCTAGAGATGGGTGGTGTCATATTGGGTATAAAGTTGATGGGAGTAACAGAAAAATGCTTTTAACCGCAAGTAGAAAGGAAGGGAAAACTGTCTACGATGAAGGTTTAAATGAGTACAGTAAAAGCGAATGAATATAGACACTTAAATAACTCCGGTACAGAATCCAATCTTACATTAAGCAGTAATGCTAGTGTAGAGATAGGTAATGATTTAACACTCCCTCAAGGTAATATTGATGTCACCGGCAACGCAACAATTTCAGGAAATATCACTGCTAATGGTAATGCTGCACTAGGTAATGCTGCAACTGATGCTCATACAGTAACTGGAACCTTAGCTGTAACTAAAACATTAGCTGTAACTGAACTCATAACTGCAACTGCAGGAGTTAAGGGTGATGTAAAAGATACTGGAGGTAATGTTGTTGTAGGCGTTGGGACAGGGAATAACGCTACATTTGATGGTGATCTTACCGGAAATGTTACAGGCGATGTTACAGGCAATGTCCAAGGCGATGTTACAGGCACAGCAACAAACGCTGACCATGTCCAAGTTACTGATAATGAAAGTACTGATGAAAGCAATCTAATTACTTTTGTTGAAAATGCTCAAGCAACTTCAGGCAAACATGGCTTGGAGATGGATGGTAACCTCACATATAACCCCAGTACTGGGACAGTAACCTCGACTGCTTTTAGTGGGAATGGGTCTGCTCTCACAAACCTCAATGCAAGCAATCTAAGCTCAGGAACTATACCAGCATCCAGAATCGGCACTGAGGCAATTACCTACGCAAGAATGCAACACGTTACCAATGCTAGGATACTTGGTAACAATAGCGGTAGTACTGGAGATGTTTCTGAGTTAACTGGTGCAACTGTAACAGGTATGCTTTCTGATGCGACTACAAGTGCAAAAGGAGCAATGAGTGCTGGTGACAAAACAAAACTGGATGCCTTACCTAGCAATTTTGATGGTTATAGTGAACTTTTAAAATTGCATGAGTGGACAACTTTTTATTCAGTAAACGGACTATCAGGATCAGGATATAAATCTGCACACGCAACAACTGAATCTATTACCCTGCAATCTGGAAACCTTTATGAATTTACAATTAGTTTCCAGTATGAGGTTGTTGGTGTTGCCAATTTTACAGATGCTATTGAATTTGCCATTGGTTATGGCACTTCTAATGTGGCTCAAGGTGGAAACATTCCTGTAACAAAAAGTATAATTAAAATAAAACAACCTTCAGGTTCAAGTTATCATGGATATTTACGCCTTAGATTTTTTTTGAACTGGGGCGGTTCCGATCAAGTTGTTTATCCATGTGCAGGAGTGCAGAATCAAACTGGTGCATCTGGACACATTGTTAAAATTAATAACGGTATTAATCTAGGTGGTTATTCAGATGATATTTTTTTGACAGTAAAGAGATACAAAGGAGTTAGTTATACATCAAGTTCAGGAGCCTAATGCCAATAGAATTACAGAATAATTTTACTGGTGGTTTAAATAATCGGTATCCTGCCCACCTAATTCCTGATGGGTTTAATTCAACTGCACAAAATGTTGATTTATCCTATAGGGATTTAAGGTCTGACAAAGGCACTGGAACTGATTCATTTGACCCAGCCGGTTCTAGGTTTTTCTATGAGGCTGCAAGTTCATGGATTGGTTCAACAGGTTTTAGCTCTGCTCAATTTTCAGAGATAAATCTTACCAATAATGCAAACCAAACCATATCAACTAACACTACAGCATCTGATCCTGTTACTGTTAATATTGGTTCAACGCTTACAGTAAGTAGTGGCGCACTTAGTGTAGAATCACAAGGTGATGGTTTTGAAGTAGCAAATTCTTTTGTTGAATATGCAGATGATTTATATGTATCAAGATCTGGTTACTCTTTCACAGCAAATTCTATAGCAAACACTGGCACAAATGGTGTTTGTGAAATTGTTTATTTAAGTAGTGATGTTGGGAAATTTCATATTGGAGATGAAATAGTTGGTTTACAGTTCAGTAATCTTTCCCTTATAACGGATATAAATAAAGCGACAGGCGAGATAACACTTAATAAAGCAGCATTATCTACAACATCTAGTCCAACTAATCTTCAGGCTAATGCTACTGCAGTTAGATACATGGATGGTAATATATCTACTTCGTTAGTTATTGGAGTCGATATACCCACTCCTTCATTTAATATTAGTAAACAAACTGGGGGTGCTACTTTTGATGGTTATTCTACTAAATGGATTTCATCCAGTTTCCCAATACCTTTTCAATATGGGGTGTCAGCAATAGATGATACTGGAATTGAATCAGGTTTATCAGAGTCAAGTGACCAAGGTGCGATAAACATATTAGATTTATCCGCATCAGTTGCTAACAGGTCAGCCCCACTAAAAATCAATATCTCAGGACTTTCCCAAGGTAAATATTTTATATATAGAATTGGAGACACTTCCGCTGTTTATAAGTTACTAGAATATCTCTATCAAACGTCTTCTTCTACTACATTTGATTTTGGTGCGAGAGGCTCAGGAAGTGGCGTACCAGCGACTGCACAAAGATTAACTATTGTTGATACAGGAATGCCCACCGGCACTCAGTATGCCGTTAGATGGTATGCTGCAACAGGCACTTCTAGTGCTTCTGCTTCTGCAGGGGATTATACACCAACAGGGACTACAGCATTTACTACTGGCTCAACTATTGATTTACATACACAAGTCGGTACTCATGATCTTTTTGTTGAAGTTATTGTTAAGTTTGACGGAGATGACAGAGAGTATGTAGCCGGTGCAGGGTATATAGAAAATGGAGCAGCCTTAGTAAATACCAGCCTAGATACATATCTAGATTATAGAAACGCACAAACCTTAGCTTTATTTTCGCCATTTACGCAATCAAACCAGCCTCCAAGAAATTTAAAGTTTTTAACAGAAGTTAATAACTTCTTTTTTGCATCTGTAGATAAGCGTTTATATATAAGTAGATCCGGTCAAGCTAATGTATGGCCTATTGATGCATTTATTGATTTTGATGCGAAGATTACAGGTTTAGGTAGGCGAGGTAGTGAGCTTATTGTGTTTACACAATTCGCTCTATTTAGGGTTTTTGGTAATGCCTTTGACAGTATGAGGAAAGTAGAAATACCAACAAGAGAAGGGATACCAGATAATTTACACCTGACCATATCAGAAGTTAAAGGTGGATTAATATATGCGAATCTAAACGGCATACACTACTACGATGGTTCTTCTGTACAACAATTAACAAGGAACCTTTTAGAAACATTTACATTACCATCTGGAAATTACAGTTCAAATGTTGCTGGAAGTTATGATGACCAGTACTTCCTTTTGGCAGATGCCGGACTTGGATATAAAATAGATATGAGGGATGGCTCATTTAAGCTGTCTCGTACCACTTTAAATGCATCAAATTTATTTTACAGAGGTGCTACTAATAAGCTTTACACAAGTGATTCTATTATTGGGATCGGTTCAAATTTAGAATACACAGTACAAACCAGAGATTTTACTGGTGGGCAAATAAACTCATCTAAACTTCTTTCTGCACTGACTATAAATGCAGATTCGTTTACCGGAAGTGTCACTCCAGTGGTAGATGGAGTTGATCAAACTTCTGAAACAGTGAGTTTTACTAATCAAAATTTAAACCGAAAAGTTTATGTAAGTAATCCTCTTCCAGGAGAAAAGTTTGCTGTAAAGATTGTGTCTACAGCCGGTGAATTAAATGAAGTAGGTGTAGAGTATTTAGACCCAAGCCAAAATTCATTATCTAGGTTTGATTCGATTACAATTAAGTACACAGGTACTCCATCGTTTTCAGTCAAGATTGATGACACTGAAAAGATTGCATCTACGACATTACCTTCCTTTACCGGAGATGTTGCGGAGAAGACATATTATTTCCCAGCAATGACTGAAGGGACAGTACCACATTTAATAGGTGTGGAGACCGAAACAAATAAAATTGTTTCGTACTCTTATGAATCAGAAAGGGTCTGATGGTTGGATTCCCAATAGCAAATGAGTCAGTAAGTGACCTTGATACATACTTGGATCTTGAATCTGAAACCATGAGAGAAACCTTAAAAACTCTATTTAATAATTGCAGAGTTTTAGAAGCTAGATTGTTGGAAGCCGAAAATAGAATTCAAAGTTTAGAGTCTGATGATTAAACAAAGGCAGATATTTCAAAGTATTATACTAGAATACTCTGGAACTCCCACTATAACTGTTTCTATAGATGGAACTGACAAGCTAACAAATTTAGCTCTGCCTAATCATTCTATTAGAAAAACAAGGATTGTTGATTTACCGGCTGGAATCATAGGCTATGTACCGCAACTAAGATCGTCACATACAGATGTTTTTAGATTTCAATTTCAAGGCGTTCCTGAAACCCAATACCAAGCACAACATATATACCATTACTGGGAAATTACGTTTCAGGGAACTGTCAATGTTAGTTTATTTTTAGATGAAGTAGCAAAGAAGCCAAACAACCTTGGATCAGACACCATCACACTAACGGCTAGAGATTCTAGGTCACAGGACACAAGAAGAGTTTACTACCCACCGCTAAGTTATGGATGGGTTCCACACTATAGACACAATGTAACCAATACAAATAGTGGTCAAATACTTAATGCGAGACCGGTGCAACTGCCACCTCGATTCTACAAAGGACTAAAAGATCATTCAGAGATACGAATCACCCATGAGGGATTTGTACAAGTCGCAATGTATTTGGATGGGGAGGAAGTTGACCAGTACCAGTTTGATGCTAGTAACACGAATGATTTTGTTACTGAAAAAGCGTACTTACCATCTGGCTCAAATGGGCAAGTCCTTCAGTGGATACAGTATGGTGGAGATGGCGAAATAGCGGTGCTTGAAAGTGATGTAACACTAACAGACCAAGAGCCACCTAACCAGGAATTACAATGATTGGATATACTTATTGGATATACAACGAGTTAAAGAGTTACTTACACCAGCACTAGAACGCGCGGATGAGGTTAGTTGGGAATGGTTACTAGAAGGAATTGCGAATGGAGATATTCAATTATGGATGGGCAAAGAATCAGCCCTTACCACAAGAATTATCTATGGTCTGCACACTGAACTTCAGTGGGTCATGGTAGGCGGTAGCCTAAAAGAAGTATTGGAAATGGTTCCTAAGATAGAAGAATGGGCAAAATCAATGGGTTGTACTAAAGCTAGATTTGTTGGAAGGAAAGGCTGGGCCAAAGTTCTTCAAGATTTAAATTATAAAATTTTACCACAAGTCAGTATGACTAAGGAGTTATAATGGGTAGTGTAGTAAGCGGAGTAACAGATGCTATAGGCTTGACTAAAACCAACCAAAAAGCACCCTCGTTTAGTGCAGCGGATGCTGGATTTGACCAAGAGATTTACGACAAACTTGGTGAACGTAGGGATCTATATCAAACCCTAGTTGAGGGGAACATTGTAGATGCCAATGGCAGACCTTTTGGGGCTTCAGCTTATGATGAGAAAACGGCTGTTGATGCGGATGGGAACAAAGCATTCATAACTACTCCAGCGGTAAAGGGGCAATTTGGTGCAATAATTACCCCAGAAAAAACAACAAAAAACCCTGATTTTAATCCTGAAACCGCTAAAGATGCATCCGGTAACAAGCCTGGGGATAAAGCATTTGATGCTTCTACTGCTTCCCAAGAAGGCGGTCTTCGAGGTGATGTAAAAACCGCATTAGACAAATACACAACAGGTCAGGAAGAACTCCAAGACCAGATGTTTGGGAAGGTCAATCCTGAAACTGGAAAGAGAGAAGGAGGGTTCCTTGGAGACTATGATGCTAACACAAAAGGCATCATGGAAAAGATTATCGGAAAAGATGGTCAGCCTGGAATTGCAGATCAGTATGGGGCTGAAACAGGAGCATTTCAGGATGCACTCATGGGTACAGTCAATCCTGAAACTGGTCAACGTGAAGGTGGGATTGTAAATGAATTTAAAGAAAGTGCTGGAGAGATAACCAAAGAAGGTGGTCTGATTGACCAAACTCAGGCACTTGGGTCTGGTTTAGTTGATAAGTATCAAGGAGCGATAAACCCAGAAACTGGAGAAAGAGAGGGTGGATTCCTTTCAGACTTAGAAAACGTAGAGAAACAATTTACCGATCCAGAAACAGGTTTCCAGAAAGAGCTTAAAGATAGGGAATCTAAATACGATGCCGAAACTGGATTTCAGAAGAATTACCAAGACCAGATCGATAAGTTAACTGGAGAAACTGGGTTAGGTAGCGAGTTGTCTGGTATTAAGGGTGATATCAGTGGCCTTAAAGATGAGCTTATTGGGGTTAAAGGTGAAGATGGTAAGCGAACTGGTGGAGTCCTTGGCGAGGTATCACAACTACAAACCGATCTTCAAGATCCTTCTTACCTTATGGAAGACCAAGCCATGTTGGCTGGTCTTTCAGAACAACAGAGAGCAGGAGAAGCAAGAGCTAGTGAGGAATCACTCCGTAGACAGCTTGCTCAGTCCGGTCTAAGTCCAGACGAAACATCTGGTTTCTTGTCTCGATTCAAAGCAATGCGAGATCCTTTGGAGGAATCCGCTGCTGGGGATGCGTTGAAGGCTGCACAACAGTCTCAGGATCAACGTAGAGGAATGATTTCTGACAGGCAGAACCTTTTATCCAGTAAAGAAGCTTTGTTGCAGGGAGGGCTTGAAAACCTTAATCAACAACAGAAAAACGTATTAGCTCAGGCAGGATTAGTTGATCAAGAGTCTGGTCTTACGGATCGTCAGATGGGCGCACAAGGCAGAATGGATGACATTCTGAAGGACCGCATGAGTTCAACAATGGATGTGCGGAACATGATGCGAGACCGAATGGACGTTGATCGAGGTCTGACTATGGACCAACTTGGTTTCATAGATCGAGAGGGCCAGCTACGGAAAGATCAAAGAGATGCGTTGATAGACAGGTCAGGACTCCTCAAAGACAATACCATGATGGGTCTGACTGGTCTTGATAAAGAGATGGGTGCTTATGATATGTACAACAATCTCAACCAGAACCAGTTCGATACACGCTCTGGAGCTATGGATATGGGGAGCAACTTCATGGGCAACATTTACAAGGGAACAATGGGTGGCATTGGGGATATGTACAAATACGGAACCTTTGGATATCAAGATGCGAGAGAACGCATGAACGCAATGGACGATGCAAGACTGGCTGCGTTGGGATCAAGAGTCTCAGCGGATATGGCTCAGTATAACCAGCCAACTGGTATGCAATCCCTTGTTAACACAGGAATCGGATTTCTAGGAGCTTTGAACTGATGAGTAGACAAGCACTATACCAAAACATACTCCAAGCACAACAGCGCGGTCTGGACAGAAATGTCCAGATGAACCAAGACATGATGACCAACTTAGGGAAGTTGGCCGGAGGTGTGTACAAGTTCGCAGATGATAAGCGCGAAGACCAACTGAAAGAGTTCGATAAACAAGTCCAACAGGAACGGAAAGGTTACCTAGAGGACAGGAAACTCTATGGTATAGGAACCGATGCCTATGATGCCGTCAATAAATCCCTGAAGGAGTATGACGAGGAAATGTCGAGGCGAAGGGACGAGATATCCAATACTGGTTTTATGGACTATCTAGGCTTTGGAAAAGACCCTGAAGCCCCTTCTGCAAAGCTAGAGAAGCCTGACCAGTACAAGGGTTTCATTGACCCAGGAACAGGTGCTAGGGATGCATTCCAAGAGTTTCTACCTACAATGGAGTCAGGTAATTTTGATGTCTTCAACCAAGGCTCGGCAATGGCCCAACAGGCTGCGGATGAAGAAAAACAAGCAGAGACTTTTAAGAAAGAGTCCGAGGGGACATTTTACAACTCCAGAATAGGGCGATTTGACAAAAGAGATCTTAGAAAGAATACAGACATCGATGACGAGGCTTATCGTCTTGGAATCATGGCGAAGAAACAAAATGAGATTGATTCCGAAAGGCTTGCCACTGTAGGCAAGGAGGAAATGCAATCTAGGTTGGAAGAGCTTTTTGGTAAAGCAGGAATTGATCTTAGTACTAGCCTTACCAAATATTCTGCTCAAAAAGGGATTGATCTTAACTTTGCTCTTGAGGAGATCAAGACCTTAGAGCCAGCAAGGCTTACTGCACTTTTAACCAAAATAGAAGGACTTGCAGAGCCAGAAGCAAAGGCCAAAGCACTCGAAGAGGAACTGGTAGGTAAAGCGAGGCTAGAAAATAAAAAGAAAGAGATCCGCTTCAAAAATGAAGAGACACTGAAACATCTTAATGATATCAAAAGATCAGACTTATTTTTCAAAAAAAGAGCTTGGGTACAATTAGGAAAAGAACAAAAAGAGTTTGATACAGATTTGCTTATTAAAAAAGCAAATGCTGTAGGTGACAGAGATTTTCAGCGAAAGCTTATAGAGTATGGTCTTATTGAGGTAGATGAGAACGGAAACCTTAAAACTCATGCAGATGGATCATATGTCATAGACACTTCTAAAGACTTGGCTGATGTTAAGATGGATAAGTCATTAACACAGCTTGAAAAAGAACTTGATATAAAACTTGATGCTGAAATTGAAAGGGTCACTGACGTTCAGCTTCAAGAAGCTTCTCTAAACAATCATAGGAAATTAAAAGAAGCAGACTATAAGCTCTTAGAAGACCATGAGAAGAGAATGCTTGACTCAGGCATGGTTGATAAGGTTATAGCGAAGCAGAAAAGGGTACTGGAACTTGAAGACCAAATGGCTCAGGCAAGAGAGAGAAGGACCGAGACTAGAGATTCAAGAAGAAGGTATATAGACGAGCAAAACAAGATTAAGGGAGAGATACGCGCGATAAAGATGGGCTATATGAAAGATAGCCTAGAAAGTCTTTATGGTAGTGGGTCAGGGGTTGATGCCAACGGAGAAGAAGACGGCTCCGTTACAATGGCAGACATGACTCAGTACAAGGAACTTCTAAACCTTAGTGACGATGAGGCTCAAGGGATCATGAAGATGATCAATAGCCAAGGACGAATCGCTAAAGGTAAAAGAGGAGTTGCTATGGTCAACTCTCTAGAGTGGCTGTCAGATCAAGATAAGTTCGACATACTTAAAGATGTGCCTGTCAGGGAAGGTGGATTGAAAGGCATAAAGGGTCTTAAATTTGAAGATTACCGAAAGAACGAAAGAATTGCTAATGGACTTATTGAGGCTGGAGAAACGGATCTACTAAGTAACGAAGTACTAGACACATTAGGGTATAAAACCGATTACGAGAAGAAGGCCATAAGGACTTTGAGTGATTTAAATGGCGTAGCTAGAAATAAAAAGAAAATCTCTAATAAGATTCAGAACTACTTAGAGCAAGTTAAATTCCTGAAACCTGAAGAAACTGCAGCTCGAGGTGAGTTTGCAAGAGGTGTTTACAAAGATCTTCAATCTGATCCAGAGACCGCAATGGCTATGGAGAAGATGGGAATTGATCTTAACTCTATTCAAGGCATGACGGAAAAGAAAGCTAGGGAGATCGCACAATCACTTGCTTCCACACAAGCGGATCTACTTAGAGCAAAAGCTTCACTCGCTAATGCAAGCAAAACTTCTTCTAGCGGTGAGACACCTCCGTCCAAGATGTTCAGAAGTTTAGTAGACAAATTTACTCAATCTGGTGACATCGCACCAGGAAACGCAGAGGGCAATGCGAAAGCGATGAAAGATGCATTAGCACTTGTTCGACTCTCTTATCCAGGTTGGACTCCAACTGGAGCCGTCCCAGTTGATGGAGGTGGCAAAACTGGTGTACTAGCGAAAGAAGAAAGCCAAGGTGGAGGTGAAAAGAAAACAGATGTAGTAGCAGAAACTGTTATTGAAGAAGACGATAATCAAGCAAGTGCAAAGAAGAAATCTACTGGTAGAGGAGTTGGTTTTCAAAAGGATATAATAGAAACCGCCTCCCAAGCCGCCTTGAAAGACTTAACACCAAGGATTGAAGCCAATGAGAAATCCGCTTTAGGGCGAGGTCTTATGGCATTAGACTCACTTTTTGGTGAAGGCAAACAGACGGCTAAGAGTAAAATTATAGAGCTTTCAGAGGAAGAAGGAGGTTTAGATAACTTTTTCACCAAACTAGGGAATAAAACTGATGACGAAATTGATGATTACCTAAACCAAAAAGAAGTTAAAGGTGGCCCCAAAATAAAACGCCAAATAACCAAAGCAATCAGAGACTACCAAGACTTTAACACTAATCGTTACGATTGAGACTATGTCTTATATACAGCACGTTCTTGATGATTACGATTCAAATCAATCTCTGTCTCCAGTAGAGAAATACCAGAAGAAAAAAGATTACATCAATAGCCTTCTAGATGAAGAAGGTATTGATGATGTCAATCGTAGAAATAACGTCATCCAACAGTGGATAGGTGACGATCCCATAGCTACAGAAGGTAGCTTCATGGAACGTGCAGGGAGATCCTTTTCCAGAGGGGTAGATCAACTTCAATCCAATATTGGTGCAATAGGTGAGTACGCTGGCGAACTTACTGGTATCGATACCCTCCGTGAAGCTGGAGGTGACCTCTACGAGGAACAGAAGAGCCAGATGGATGCCCAGGCTCCTGCTTACCAAAGTCTTGAGCAGGAAGGCACTGGTTTCATGGATCGCATCGATGATTATGCGAACCTTGGAGTTGAATCCCTTGTTGGCTCTGCTCCGATTGCTATGGCTGGTCCTCTTCTTGCTGCTTCTGCTCCAGCTACCCTCGCTGGTGGCATCATTGCTGGTACTGGAGCTGCTGTCCTCTCCAACGCAGCATTAGAAGGTGGGACCACATATGCGGAACAATCAAGGAATGAAAACTTAGGAAGGACTGAAGAAGAGCGAAGAGCTAAAGCTCTCGCTCAAGCAAACGAAGTCGCTATTGCACAAGCAAGAGATCCTGAGCTTCTCGCCAATTCAGTACTATCATCAGTCCCTCTTGGAAAGGTCATGACCAATGCAGGGAACATGACCAGACTGGGTGCTGGGGCTGTCCAACAATCTGGTCTTGAAGGTCTCCAAGAAGGTAGACAATACGAAGTTGGAGAGGCCGCAAGAGGGAACGAAGTCAGTAGGTTTGATCCTGAAGGTCAAGAGCAGATGATTGTAGGTGCGTTAACTGGTGCGCCTGGAGCTGCGATTGACGTTATCATGGACCCAAGGGTGGACCAACAGGCCACGGATATCTACCAGAAGATGGATGTTGAGAGGGCCGAAGAGGCTATTGCAGCAAGTGATGAAAACTTAATTCAGGAAAACAAGGGTAAAGGGTTAATCCAACAACAGATTGAACTTCTCAAGCTCAAGAGAGAAGAGCTTAAACTCAATAGGGAAGAGGATGCCTATCTTAACGATTTAGAGACCTACCGCTCGAATGCTATTGAGCGCGAACAAAAGGTAGTCGAGAACGATATCCGAATTGAGGAACGGATTGCAAAGCAGAGAGAGGCATTAGAGAAGCAACGTCTTTCTATCAAGAGCCGTCCAGATGAAGACTTGAAGAAGGCAAAAAAAGCAGAAAAGGACGAAGATAAATTAAAGGAAAGACAGGAGAAGGATAAACCCAAGGAAGTTGATAAAGGGTTCAGAGGTATAGAGGCCCAGAATATCGCTGAAGAGAAAGAGGCTTTAGAAGAATACAATCAAGACTTTCAGCCAGGCAAACAGCTAGGGGCCGATAGAGCAAGGCAGACAAGGCTTGAAAACCTTCCTGAAAAACAGAAAGACAAACAAATTAGTGAAGCCTTTAAAATAAACGAAAGAAGAAGGCTTAGGGAAGAGAGGCAAGCTGACACTGAAGTCGCTAAAGAAAACCAAGCTATAGCGGATGAGATAACTGAAGGGCTAGGAGCAGATGATCTATCTTTAGAGAATAGGGAAACATTTGGTAAACAAATCCCTACACCTAAATCACAGGCACAATTAGATGCTGAACAGCTAAAAGCAGAACAAGAGCTTGCTGCCGCTAAATTGGCAGCCGAGGCTGAAGCTCGTAAAGAGACCGAGCCTCAAGCAGAAACAATGGATGATCTTCTGGCAGAGACAGATGCACCAATTGTACAAGATGTTGTACAAGATGATGTACAAGTAACTCCAGAGGAAAGGACTGACGAGGACGTTATTACTGGGGACTCAGATGATGTAGAGAGTGAAGTTGCCCAAGATGCCCTAAGCCAAGAAGAAGGGCAAGTTGGGCAAGTTGACGATAAATACTTCGTTGTTGATGACCAAGATAACATTGTGGATTCTGCTCCAACTTTAAAGGAGTTACGCGCGGTCAGGAAGTTTAGTGGCAAGAAGAAGGACGGACTTTTCACTGGGAAGGATGAAGTCAAGCTTGCAAGTGGTCAACCTGGTAGCAACCTATTTGTAGGGACCAAGGAGGATCTTTCCAAGGCTGGGAAAGGAAAAGCATTTGGGGGTACAAATGAAGTAGAATCGGCTACAGACGTTGCAGACACTGCAAATGTGGAGTTTGAAGATATCCCTGACGTTACAGATAAGGAGTTTCAGGCTTCTGAGGCCGCTCAACAAAAGACAGTCGAGAAAGCTCTTTCAACTAAAGAGTATGAACTACTAGATAAAACTGCAGATGGTGAATCTGCAGATGCAGATACTATTAAATTTGTAAGAGACACGGCTACTGAACTAGAAATTGATTTAAAGTTTCCAGATGGTAAGGAGAAAAAAGTAGATGAGTTGGCAGACGATATATTGTCTTCAGGTAATGTCTACGAAGATACTGACCTTGCATCCTATTACGAAGACACTACAGATCAAACAGAGACCCTAACGCCCAGACAACTTTCGGTAGCGATGAGATCCCTGAAGAATGGATTTAAGTCGATGCCAGATGTTGAAGTCTTAGCTGACAATAATGCTGTCCGTGAAGTGGTAGGTAGAGAGACAAAACCTATGGAAGGTTTTGTCAAGGATGGAAAGATTTATGTAGTAGCGGAAAACCTCCGAGGGAAGACTACAAAAGAAGCCGTAACAAGGGCCGTTCAGGTTTTTTATCATGAGGGCATTGGTCATCTAGGGTTGACAAACTTCATGAACAACCATGGCGGTTTTGACAACTTTATGGATGCTTTCGGAAAGAATACAAGGAACAGGAAGAAACTCCGTAAGTGGCTAGGAACAGACAGAGGGAAACAATACAAAGACAAAAGTGAGAGGGTCCAGTTCGAGGAATACATTGCTTCCGAGTTTGCGGAAAAGGGAGTCCGTGGAGTAGGCACTCTTGAAGCGGTTGGTGAGTCCATCCGAAGGGTCATGGGAATCAAAGGTTCTGAGACCGCGCTTAGACAGGCACTCCAGAAAGTCCAGAAGGAGATGCAGTCAGACGGAAGAGTAAGCCTGTTCACTGGGAAGAGAGGAGGAAAGGCCATTGAGTCCAACCAAGACAAAGAAAAGCTTAGGAATGAAGAAATCATTGGTTCTAAGATTTCTGAAGAGGACTTCAACGGATCTACAGATGAAGGATTCAGGGCATCCTATCTAACCCAAGAGCAAGGTTCAAAATTCCCTGTTCAGCCTAGAGAAGAAACAATCTTCTCGTCAGATGAAGCCCAGACAATGGGAGGGATCAAGGAGCGTGGACGAAAGAGAATGTTATCATTCCTGAAAGGTTTATCTGAAGGAATGGCTCCAGCGGATCTGATTCGCCAATCTAAACGGATGATGATGTCGCACAAGGACGTTTACGATCCTAATCTTGGAGAAGAGTCTGGCAAGAAATCAAATTTCAATCCGAATAAATACTCTGACGAGGAAGCCGTAGTCAGGGTTCATCTAGGTGGAACAATCAAACTAGAGTCAGGAAAGACTGGGAAAGGATACACAGCACACCCTGTCACAAAAACTGGGAAGCCTGACTACAATAAAGCCATGTTCTACGGACCAGGATTCAATATCGTAGACGGCTCCTTCCAAGTAGACCAGAACAAGAGAAGAGATATCGCCCTTGGGAAAAACAAGAAGGGAGATAAACAGACCAAAGTACCTATGGCAGGGTTGCAAGGAAAGTTAGCTACTACACCTCTAAGTACTGAGGGCAAACAGGTCATATTCAATCCCAAGACAGTCCATCTGTTTACAGAGTCCTCGACTGGTCTAGCCGTTAAAGGGTTCAAGGGTGAGGCAAGTGCTATAGGCAATACGATATATGTTCGAGGGGAGCTTGAGTATTACACCAAGGAGAATATGCCTGAAGCCGTGGACGGAGTAGCCAGTGAGTCAAAGCCATTCGATCAACAAGAAGAAGCCCAATACACAGGTGAAGAGATGGCAGACTACTGGATTGACTCCCAAGCGGAGATGCAGAGGGCTGGTGTAGAGGAAGATGGTATCCGTGAGTCTTTTATGGGCGAAGTGCTTGATGCTGCAAATCCAACATTCCGTGAACCAATCATTGAGAAGTTGAAGTCAGTAGGTCAAGTCGTAGCCAAGTATGCAGACAGCGCGGTCAACCCAGTTGCATTGATTCCGAAGATGCAGGAATACTTAAAAGGGAGGAATCGAGTCAAGGGTAGAATCGATAGACTAAGTGAACTGGGTAAACAGATTTACGATACGCTGAAGAAAGCGAATCCAGAGCAAGGAGAGAGGATATATAAATATTTAACGACTGTTGATGCTGACCCTAACACCATCCCAGAAGATGAGTTTAGAGAGATTTCTATCCAGATTAAGGATGGAATCGAGAGGATTGGTGAACAGGCTGTAGCCTCTGGAGTTTTGGCAAGGGACCAAGTGAACGCTCTCAAAGGTCAGTATTTACCTCGTGTATACATGAAGTATCTGCTTGGTGAGGATAACTCCGCATTCGCTCAAGTCTTGAGAAGTGATCTCAAGGTACAAGGTGATTGGATGAAGGGTAGAAAGAACATTGATGAGGCGATCCGAAAGATCTTTCTTGGGGAAGTAGAAGACCCAGCCTACCTTGCCCAGAAGGGTATCGTTACTCCAGGAAGAGATTTGGCAATCATTGATTTCATGGATTGGATTTCCACAAAGCCTGAGTGGGCTTACGAGGAACAATTTACAGAGTTCAATACTCAGCAAGAGATATTCGATCTTGCTCAAGATGATGCGGTTGCCCAAAGCCTCATTAATGATTACGGATTGACTCCGACTGATAAGCCTATGCGGACTACCGCAAACTACTTATTGGGTGAGGCGAAGCGGATAGAATCCCAGTTGAGTATGTTTGAGGAAAATGGTGGGAAAGATACTGCCAAACTCAAATTGATGAAGGGTCTTGCGGAAAGGATGCGAGAAGAGGGTGAAAGAACCCTAAATGCAGGAGGTATCAACGAGGCGGCAGAGGCTGCAGGATTCGTCAAGATGCCTGACATGAAGAAGTACGGAAAGCTCCGTGGAATGTATGTCTTGCCAGAAATCAAAGAGGATCTGACAGGCGCACAAATCCTTTCTGACGAAGCACCAAACTGGCTCAAGAATCTTGTTGGCGAAGGTGGAAAGATAGCTAGGTTTGGATCGTTCTTCAAACTATCCAAAACTGCACTAAACTTCCCAGCCGGTCATGTACGGAACTTTGTGTCCGCTGCTTCGCTTGCCTACTTTGCTGATGTCCCAGTTACGAAACTTCCCAAGCTGATCGGAAGAGCATTCAATGAGATGAGGACACAGGGCCGATACTACAACATGGCTAAAGACCGAGGATTGATGTCCGCTGGATTTATCGCAGAAGAAGTCAAGCGTGTGGAAGTCGAGTACCTGAATGCCCTCAAACAGAATGAAGCCAAAGGTCCGTGGGAGCAGATGTGGTTATCCGTTCAACTGGCTGCATCAAAGCTAGGAAATAAAGCTGGAGACCTTTATCAGTTTGGTGATGAAATCAACAGGCTTGTTGTCCTTATGGACCAAGTTGAGAACAAGGGAATTGATCCTGACACGGCTGCAGTCCATGCAAACAAATGGATCATGGATTACAGTCTCGCGCGAAGTTGGGTCAAGTATGGACGAACCGCTGTTATCGGCGCACCCTTCCTGACCTATACGGCAAAAATAGTCCCTCTGATGTTGGAAACCGCTGTAACCAAACCTACGAAATTCATACTTCCATATGCACTTGGTCATGGAATGATGGAATTCACAAAGGCTCAATTTGATTGGGATGATGAGGACGTTGAAGCGTTGAAACTTAATCTTCCAGATTACTTGAGAAGTAAGGCAAACGCTGGGATGTTACCTCCTGCCTTAATCCCAATACCTTGGAAAGATTCCGAAGGAAGAATTCAGTTCTGGGATGCCAGCTATGTATATCCTTGGGGTATAATTAATGAGTTATGGTCTGAGATTTCTGAGGGAGATGCAGCTCAAGTACTAAGAACTTTGGGTGTAATGGGAAGTCCTCTTCCACAAGTCTTGACAGCCATTCAGATGAACGAAGATCCGTTCACGCAAAAAGAGATAATTCAGCCTTGGATGGAACCATTCGATCAGATTATGGCTCTTACGGATTATGCTTGGAACCTGACAGCACCTCCGTTCATGCACGGCATGGTATCTATGACGATGCCTGGACAAGAGAACAAAGGTTTTGGTGTAATATCTAGGATGACAAGAATAGGTGACTTCAAGAGAGGATCTGGAGAACCTGAAAAGGATCTTGGTCAGATAACTGGTCAGGCGATAGGTTTTAACCTAACGGCTGTCAATCCCAAAATCACAAGAGAGAGAAACGTCCGTCAGTTGGAGAGGGAGTTATCGGATATCCGTAGTGAACGGAAGCAAGTTATTCAGCAACTTAACCGAAATAAAAAATACAGAAAAGCTGCTGAAGTAGCTAAAGAATTTAGCGAAAGAATTCAACGGAAGCAAAAAGAGATACGAGAGTATCGTCAGTCCACTGTGAGGGCAATACGAGCTGCTTCTTAGCCATGTACCTCTAGCTTGGGCTTTGGCTTCATATCAAGCATTTCATGAATTGGGATATCATAAACCAATTCCCTGTCTGTAGGCCAAAACCTTTTGAAGGTTCCTGCCTCAACCAACGGATATTTAACGACTGTGTGTACATCGATGAACTTGGTTACATGGTCTGACCACTTCACAAAATAGTACGCGCGACATCCAAACCCTGCAGCCAAAAGCTTTAGGGCCGAAGCCTTCCTTAAGTTCAGCCAGATTGTTGGGTGTTTATCGTGTGGGTTGCTCCGTTCCTTAAACTCAATGACTGAGTGGATCTGAAGTTCAGGTTTCCGATAGCATATGAAATCAACAGGACTCAACCTCCCCAGGTGACTAAGTTTGTAGTTCCCATTCTGAAGCTCAAAGTCTGATTTGAACTTCTGTTCGTTTTCTTCTGCAAGTGCGACATCTCCTAACATCCCTGTCTCCATTGTCGATATTGTCTATACGCACTGGCTTCAATGCCAGTGATATCAACAGATAGAGACTTTTAACTCGTTCAAACTGAATGAGTAATAAAAAGCCTCTAATCTGTTTATTATCAACGGATAGACGTTAAATCCAAAAAGATTATTGTCCATACGTTGTCTATAAAAATAGAGTCCCAAAGGCTCCACACTTTTTCAATTTGAAACTCAACCTATAAAGATTAATTAACAATTGATGGGACTCCATTCCTTTTGACCACTACATGGTCCTTGAACACTAAGATCTCCGATCCGTCCTCTACGGATATGCCAACATAAGAACCAGAACGTAGGCCAGAACAAGAGACAAGACCGGCTCTTATCTTCTTGGCTATCTCAAAGACCTCTACACCTCTACTTGCAAGCTCATCGACTTGCTCGTTTGTAACAACATTCATAATACCTCCGAAAGGCTAATTATCCAGTCAGCCTTTTTGCCCTCCTTGGTCACGTTAATCCTATTGGATTCGTCCAAGAACTCAAATACTGATTGGTATTCTTTAGCATTGGGATCTTCTCCGTAGACTTCCTTCAATGGTTTGAATCTAAGGATTTTCCCCCAAGTAGTTTTACCGCCTTCTACAGCAATAAATTTTAGTATTGCTCCCCTTGCTCTTTCATCCCTAGAACCTCCGAGGCTTCCTCTATAAAGGTTTATAGTGGAGTTCGCAGAGTGACTGACTATGGAGATGGCTCCCTGCATTGACTCATTACTGATCTCATCTGATCCTGGCTCATCAACCCACTGGAGGATCATTGCCAGTTTTATAATATTAGCAGGCCAACGCTTACAGAAGGCATCCATCAGACTCTTGACACTGGGATCAGTTTCCTGAAACTTCGTTTCATAAAACAGATCGTGAGCATCCCTATAATCAACGGAAGCGTGTTCCGATAGTCGCATCTGGGTATCGCCTTCAATCTCCATAATCTTATCGACTACCATCTTCATCTTGGCGTATTCGTAAGTTGAGTTAAAGGGTCTTCCATCTGGTGGCAACGCTGGAGGAATCACATCCTCATGCGGAAGCTTGAAGAGGAGAAACCTAGCCAGAAATCCTGTTTTAACGTCTTTAGGTGTTAAAAGATCCCCTACAAATTCTTCCGTACTGACACCAGCGATTGAGATATATGGATTCTCAACAGGAAGATACCCTTTACCAACAGTGGATTTCGAGTCTTTGTAGTAGGCGTTATACATACTGGTCAACTCACTCTTAAATCCCTTGTTAGTGGAGCTATCGAAGTTATGAAGAAAGGTAGAAAACTCATCCACAATGAAGGCTCCTCCATTTTTCTTCCTACTAAGCAGCTCATAGAAGGCATCATAAGTAATTCGATTTGAATACTTTAGTAGGCTTGCCTCAATGGACTTAATCTGGTCAAGAAGGAGATTCTTTTGGTCAGCTTTGAGGTTAGGAAGCTCCCAAGATTTCTCCTTGATCTCCTTCTTGATTTCCGAATCATGGACCCCTAGTAACTCAGAACCTTTGGCGAGTGCTGTACTCTTCCCTGCACCAGATCCAGCGAATACGAGAGACCAGATGTTCGATCTCATTGGCTCGAAAAACATGAAATGAGACTTATGCCCAACGTATGTGGAGAGAGTGGTCATGAGTGACATTAAAACCATCGTAGGGGAAACCATTGTTCCCTCCGCTGCCTTGTTAACATAATCCTGAATCGTCACTGGGAGGTACTCCATATTGAATTCAGAACTATCGTCTGAGTACTCTTCCAAGACTTCTTTCCGAGCCTTCTCCAGTACAGCGATCTCAGGAACCGGAACACTCTCTCCACCTAACGGAGTCTCTTCCATTCCTGCCTTGAGTCCGTTCTCGATGGTCTGAAATGCCTTTGGTTCAGGATATCCGAGCTTAGAGACAACAGCATCCTGAAGAGCTTTACGCGCGGTCATTTCATCCACTTCAGATTCAAGCCCTAAGAAGAAGGCCATATCGTTAATGGTATTATTGACCTGTCCCTGTGTAGCAGAAAGGATTGTGTTTACTGCATGAGCAACTGGACCTGTCTGGGCTTCTGGCTTTTCAGGAGCGTTGCATTTGACAATGGTCCATCCAGATTGGGGATCTCTTGGAGCATCGTTCAGGAAGATATCGGCTGGCTTGAACTGTTTCTTCCTATATTTAGGAAACCACTTTTGGATTTGCTTTAGGCTTACTATGGGAATCTTACCAAACTCACCGCCTACCTGTTCGTACTTGACCATGCCGTTCCCTGACTTTTTATCCTCTACTACAGACGGAGGAAGTAAAGCCATCGATCCATAACCAAGAACTTCTCCACAATGTTTCCCATTGTATTCAAAGTTCCATTTACTTATAGGGGATGCAGAACTGACGGACACCCAAACGTGAGTTCCTCCTGAAGGTGTTCTGACTACCGGAGCTTTTAGAACAAGCTCCTGGAATTCCATGTCATCCGTCAGTTTTGTGAAATATTCTGGATCGTCAAAATCCAGAACTAAGAGATGAACCGATTTACTACCAGCGAGGGTTCCAATGACACCTCCCACGTTATATTCATCATCACTGAATCGTTCTAAGGTATCATTGAAATCTTCACTACCTAATTGGTTCCACGCCTTATCGACTGGTACTTTCGTTCCCTTCCGAATCCTCAGTAAGGGGATTCCTGCTTTGTGGTAGGTTGTCAAATCTTTTTGCATCCTTATACTCCTGTATCAGATGATGAATAAGTAGCTCCATCCTCCCTAGTACTTCTTGAACTCTGGGATGGAGTTTTGAGCGGTCCTCGCTATATAGAGCCGTAGCGAGTCCATGAATTAAGAAGCGTTTTGCTTCAAATACAGCGGTTCTGGGTCTCATATAATGTGCAGTCCAAAAGAAGTTCCCCCCCTTTTTTGACTTCACCGAATTCTACAGTCAGCTTCTTGACTTGGCTGTCATCCTCGTAGACGAGGCCAATCAGAGAATCTAATATAGATTTTCCGCTAAAGTTATCAATGTCTCTCCTGCGTTTGTCTGGAGGATGAA